ACTAAAGGTCGTTCTGGTCGAAAAGGCTCCTCTGGGTCAGGTGCAGATAAAAAAGACCCGCTTGCTGAACTCACAAAGCGTATCGAACTGGATACTAAACTCCTTGGTGTGTCAGAGGCAAGAGCCGAAGTCATGCGTAAGTTAGGTGATGATGCTTCTAAGTATAACCAAGATGAAATTGATGCGGTAGTACAACGTCTTGATGCCTATAAGCTAGAGAAAGAAGCCCTGGAACTTATCCAGACTAACCAACAGTCTATTGCTGATACCTTAAAGGGCTCAATGAGCGATGCCTTTATGAGTATGGTTGAAGGTACTAAATCCTTTAAAGATGCAATTAAGGATATGGCTCGTGCTGTCATTAAGCAACTGTTTGATGTGTTGGTAGTACAGCGTCTGGTTGGTAGTTTTGATAGTAAGACAGGCAAGGGTTCAGGTCTCACTGGGCTTCTTATGAACGCTCTCCCCTTCGCTAATGGTGGTGCCTTCCAAGGTGGTAGTCAAATACAAGCCTTCGCTAATGGTGGTGTAGTTGGTGGACCTACCATGTTCCCTATGAATGGTGGAAAGACTGGTCTCATGGGTGAAGCTGGCCCAGAGGCTATCATGCCATTGAAGCGTGGTGCTAATGGTAAGCTGGGTGTAGAGGCATCCGGTGGTGGTGGTGCTACAGTATCCCAGAACTTCTACTTCACAGCTAATGGCGATGAATCTGTCAAGCGTATCATTCAACAGGAAGCACCTCGTATTGCTAACCTGACACAAAAACAGATCATGGATCAGCGTAGACGTGGTGGCAACATGAAAGCCACGTTTGGATAATAAAACTAACCCGAAGGAATAATACAACATGGCTATCACCTACCCCTTATCACTGCCTACAAGTATTGGTATTGCACAGATCGAACTCCGGGCAGTTAATGCCATTGGTCTGAGTATGTCACCCTTTACCTTTAGTCAACAGACTGTAGTACACGAAGGTCAGCGTTGGGAAGCCTCTATTTCCATCCCTACGGTACGTCGAGAGTACACTGCCCCTTGGAAAGCCTTTCTTACTGCCCTTAAGGGGCGCAGGGGTACGTTCCTATTGTCTGACCCTGACTATGTATCACCAAGGGGTACAGCCTCTGGTACACCCACTATAACAGGGTCTGCTGGAGATAGTTCTGTGACTGTTGTTCTTACAGGCTCTTTGTTAGCTGGGGACTACATCCAATTAGGGACAGGTTTAAACGCTCGTCTACACCAAGTTCTTGAGGATCAGACAGGGAACGGTACGCTAGAGATTTGGCCTGCCCTACGTGGTAATTATAGTTCTGCTAATGTTGTTATAAGTAGCCCAAGTGGTTTGTTTCGTTTAGCTACTAATCAAGTAACTTGGGACATTAATAGTAGTAGTGCTTATAGTATCTCCTTTGATTGCGTAGAGGTAATATAACATGGCTAGTCGTGATATTGAAACAGTATTGAACAGTGCCTTAACTGACTCTGAAATCTCTGTATACTTTGCAGTGGAACTACTCTTTGAAGAGGGTGCATTACGTATCTGGACAGGTGCAAACACACAGACACTTGGTGGGGATTCCTATACGGGTGTTGGTGATCTACTTGAAATCTCTAACGTAGATGAAACCTCTGAGATTGCTGCTAGGGGTGCCTCTCTTATCCTTAGTGGTGTCCCTTCTGATATTCTTACACTAGCACTCACATCACCATACCAAGGGCGTGTAGCCAACATCTACTTTGGTGTATACGATGGCACTTCTTATTCTACACCAACAGAAATCTTCTCTGGTTACATGGATGAAATGAATATTGATGAAGGTCCAGAGACTAGCACTATCGAGCTGTTGATTGAGAATAAGTTGATTGAACTAGAGCGTCCAAGAATTAGGCGTTATTCCTCTAGTTTCCAAAAGAGTATTTACCCTACAGACAAAGGGTTCGATCTAGTTGAAGCAATACAGGACAGAGAAGTATCATGGGGCGAGAAATAACATACCAACAAGAGTTCATTGCAGGTTGTGACCGTGAGGAAGCAGAGACCCTAATGAAGATTGATTGGGATGAAATTGACCACCCAGCTAAAGGTACAGAGTTTAGTATTGATTGGGATACCTACCAGAAATTAGAAGACATGGGCGGGCTTAAGGTATTCACTGCCCGGTCTAATGGAACTCTTGTAGGTTACTTCTCTGTAGCTTTATCCCCTTCACTCAACAGTAAGTCAGTAGTAAATGTAGTTAGCGATGCTTTCTATCTGCACCCTGAGTACCGTAAAGGTTTTGCTGGTGTTAAACTATTTAAGTTCGTTGAGAAGTGCCTAAAAGAAGATGGCCTTAATAACTTGGTAGTAACCTCAACAGAAGCCTACCCAATAGATAACTTTCTCACCCGACTAGGTTATTCAAAAGCCGAAACCCTCTATCAGAAAGAATTATAATATGCCAGCATTCTCAGCCGCATTCGCCTCTTTAGTAGCTACGGGTACAACCATAGCTGGCAGTCTCTTCACAAGTAAATTTGCACTAGCTGCTGTTGGTTTCCTAGCTAAAGCTGGCTTGGGTATTGCCCTTAATGCACTTACACCTAAGCCCAAGGTACAAAGCCGTGGATACCAAGTCAACACAAGAGGCTCCGCACTAGACCAGCAGATCATCTATGGTAAGACTCGTGTTGGTGGTGTGGTAGCCTACGAGAATGTATTAGATGATGTATTCTTGTACACTGCCCTAGTACATGCAGGTCACCCTGTAGCATCTTATGAAGAAGTCTATATTAGTGATACTATTGTTCTTGATTGGATACGCTATAGTGATGGTGCTACAGTAACAAGTGCTGACTTTGCATACAACAACCATGAGAGATACACTCCAAAAACTACAGCTAATTTGGATATATTTGGTAATCCTGTAGACAGTAAGGTTGGTATATACTTTAACAATAATACTGGCAGTACAGTACAGAATGATAACTACAACATCTACATCTCTTTTTATGATGGCAACCAGACTACAGCTAATAACTTTCTTGTAGCAAGTTTCCCTGAGTGGACCTCTGACCATAAACTACAGGGTTGTGCCTATATGGTAGTTAACCAAGCCCATGCTAGTGAGAAACATAACGCTGACGCCTTTCCTAATGGGCCTAAAGACATTACTGCTACCATTAAAGGTAAAGAGGTATACGACCCTCGGACTGCTGGAACTGGTTGGTCAGATAACCCTGCGTTGTGTCTACGTGACTACCTTACATCTGACTATGGTTTAAGTGAAGAAACAACAAACATTGATGACACTGTAGTTACTTCCGCAGCTAATGCCTGTGATGTAGTAGCCAACAATGGTGCTAAGTCTTTCACATGTAATGGTGCCTTTACTACTGCTACACAGCCTGCTGACGTACTTGGTGATATGCTAACCTCTATGGGGGGCCTATTGTGGTACTCACAAGGTAAGTGGCGTATGAAGCCTGCCTATTGGGTAGCACCTACTCTTACTCTGGATGAAGACGACCTACGTAGCCCTATTGCAGTTAAGACACGTATTTCACGTAGAGACAACTTCAATAAAGTGCGTGGTACATTCCGTGGTGAAGAGACCGCATGGCAAGTGTCAGAGTTCCCAGAAGTAAGGAACATTACACCTACTACAACAGAGGTAGCCGCTACTGCATTGGTTGCTGGTGAGTGGTATCAGATTAAGACTGTTGGCACTACCGACTTTGAACTGGCGGGTGCTAGTGCCGATGCTGTTGCTGGCTGGGCCTTTCAGGCTACTGGCTCCACTACAGGTACAGGTGTAGTATATACAACAGTAGACGCTAACTTGGTTGCTGATGGTGGTCAGGAGAGTGCTATTGATCTTGAAATGCCATTCACTACTAACTATGCAGAGGCTAGACGTATCGCACGTATTACCCTTGAGCGTAGTCGCCAACAATTAACGGTATCAGCTTCCTTTGGTTTGAGCGCATTCAAATTGCAGGTTGGTGATAACGTACGTCTTACTAATGCCCGTTTTGGGTGGACTAACAAAGAATTTGAGGTTGTATCTTGGACCTTTGGCTTGGCAGATGGCTATGACCTACAGGTACAAATGACCCTACGGGAGACCGCAGAGAATATCTTTGATGAGGTGGACGACAGTGTAATCTACGAGCGTGATAACAGTAGTGATACTTATGTATCCGTAGGCCCCGTTACGAACCTAGCCACAACACTAGACGGTACTGTAGCTACGGATGGTTCATTTGTTAATAGTATACGTGTCACTTGGGATGAACCCTCCCTTGGTAGGTCTACTGGTTATCTAGTCGAGTGGAAAGAAACTGGGGCAACGGTATATAACTCTGTTTTGGTGAATGACACAGCTTACAATCTAGTACCTATTAAAGATGATACTGTGTATGAT